CCCTTAACGGCGGACCTGCACTCTGCCCCTCACCTCTCGGGTATCCCTTTGCTAATACTAGCAACACAACTTCGGAAACCAGTGATCCCGATCCAGTTACAGGGGATACAACCACTACAAATACTACCGTTGCATATACATATACATTGAGTCCATTATTAGGACCAGGATGTAGAAGTTGGTCAGCAAGTGGATCTATGACAGTGGTACACAACTTTACTAGGTCAAGAGATACATTTGCCGCGGCCACCGAAGCATATGGTAATCCATTTGACGTTTAATTGGAGGTAGTGTAAAATATGGCTGGTCTTCCCGCTGCAATTTACATGGGAGTTGATAGTGGACACGGTAAATGTGTCGCTGCCAACGTCCATGCCTATGTTGGATGTGAAGGCACTTGCGAAACTGCACCTAAAAAGGCAATTGCTGCAATGGATCCATTTAATATGTGGCCTCCATTTGCACAATCTCCGTTGAGTATTATGCAAGCAATTGTAAATGTGGTTATCAATGGTAACATTCCTATCGTCGATCAAGACTTATTGACGAATCATCCGCCTACTTGCACTAACTTAATTGTTAGGGGCGGGTGTAAAGACCCCCCAGCACCACTTCCTTGTCCTACACAGACACTTTGCACGGAAGATATTGCTGGAGGCGGTGCTCACATTAGGAAAGCAATCGCAACCACAGCAACAGTCTTTGTCAATGGCAGAAGACTGTGTAGAGTTAAAGATCCCCTTGGACCTCCCTGCTTATCATTGATCAGCACAGGTGCTACAAATGTACTAGTTGGAGCGTAAATTATGGCAAAATCTAAAGTTGGTCTCGTGAAGTCTGGTTACACCCCAGGCAAACCCAAACGTACTCGTCAGGGTCAGGGCACGAATTCAAAACCTTCTCATGGACGTAAAAAATTGAGAGGGCAGGGTAAAGGATGTTGAATCCTACATTCTACATAGAATAGCGATAAATAATACTCAGGGATAGCAACCCCGTTAAAAGTTCTGTTTACCACAGGACTTAATAACTATGGCAAATCACCCAATCCCAGATCAGAGTGATGACTTTATCAAGTCAGGAATGAGATTAATAACTGATCCTAGGTCGGACATCCTTCTCGGGAGAATTAACAAGAATTCTCCTCCAAAAGATAGAAATTCTAGATGGTGTGGTGGCAAAGGTGGGTTTGACGACTATGTAGAAAGATGGCATTAAAATCAGTTACTGGTGCAGATTTCGGACGCAAACATTCAAGAGCGTTTAAAGACGTGCAGCTTGAATTTGGGCGTAATCCGTTTACTAATGACATCAACGTACTGAAAAACTCCGAAGCAATCAAGCAAGCGGTCAAGAATCTTGTTTTAACTGCTCCTGGAGAGAAATTTTTTAACCCAAATTACGGATCTAAGGTTTCTCAACTGTTGTTTGAGCCCTTAGATCCTTTTTTGATAGATACTATTCAAAATGAGATTCTAAATACCATTAGAAATTATGAACAACGTGTCCAAGTGACCACCGTTAGATGTAAAGCAAATTATGATGACAATTCTATTAATGTTTACCTTGAATACAAGATTGTTGGTTTGCCCCTAATTGAAAATATCAATTTCGTATTACAGAGACCCTAACCAATGCAACCCAAGAATTTAACAGCACTGGATTTTGGCGATATCAAATCGTCAATCAAAGCATATCTGAGAACTCGTGATGAGTTTACGGATTATGACTTTGAGGGCTCTTCGCTATCATATCTGATCGATATTTTAGCGTATAATACTTACTACACAGCATTCACCGCTAACATGGCGATGAATGAAGCATTTTTGGACAGTGCTACGGTCAGGGACAACGTTGTTAATCAAGCAAAACTCCTAAACTACGTACCCACTTCCATCAAAGCATCTTATGCTTTCTTGCATGTAACCGTACAGACAACATTGTTTAATGACGCATATCCAAACAGTGTTACTCTACAACCTGGGGTTATTGCAACTGGCGGAAACTATGCTTGGAATATCTTAGAATCGCAAACTGCAACCGTAGATCAAGTTACTGGTAGAGCATCTTTCAGATGCCTTAAAATTTACGAAGGAAGCATTGTAACTTACTCATATACAGTAAACGAATTCATTAAGCAGTCATATACAATTCCAACCTCTAGTGCAGATATTAGCACGCTATCGGTAAGGGTTAGAGCAAACGAATCTAGCACCACTTCTGACGTTTACAACTACGTTGATAACGTAACTACAGTTACTGCTACGGATCGTGTCTATTTCCTCAGTGAAGGGGAAGATATGAGGTATGAGGTATTCTTCGGTGATGGTGTAATTGGTAGAAAGTTGGGTGACGGTGAAATTATCGATCTAAACTATCTTATCACTAAAGGTGCTGAGGCAAATGGTGTTAGTAAGTTTACATTTGTAGGTAGATTTGTTGATAGTAACAATAATTCCTATGGTGCTGCTCAGACTGCTTTTGAGGTAGCAGAAAAGTCTAATTTCGGTGATGCCGCAGAAAGTCTAGAGTCCATCAAGTATCTTGCACCTAGATTTTATTCTGCACAATACAGAGCAGTGACTTCTCAAGACTATGAGGTCATTACCAAGAAAATTTACTCAAACGCTAAAAGTGTAGTTGCTTACGGTGGTGATGAATTAACTCCCCCAATTTACGGTAAAGTATTCGTTGCAATTAAAACAAAAACTGGATCTAAACTTAACGATGCAACGAAAAAATCTTTATCAACTCAACTAAGATCCTTTGCAATGGCATCAATTGAAAGTGTAATCGTTGATGCGGATACAATGTATGTGTATCCTAAGGTTTACTTAAATTACGATCCTGCCTGCTCTGGTAGAGCGGTTAGTGCAATTGGTACTAATGCCATAAATGCAGTTACTGATTGGGCGACAACTTCTGGTATCAACAATTTTGGATCTAGTTTCAGTTTGGGTAATTTTGAGAGAGCAGTTGTTGACTCTGATGCGTGTATTACAGATTCGAGCACACAAATTTCGTTGCTGAAATATATTACACCCCAGGCACCAAATACCAACACATATTGTATTACTGTAGGACAACCACTGTATGATAGTGGTGATGGTGAGAATGATTCATCTTGCCCCAAAGCACCTATTTTAAAATCTGGTAATTTTAGACTTCTTGAATTGCCTGGAGTAGATCAATACTTTGAAGATGATGGATTTGGTAACTTACGTACCTATTACAATAGTGGAAACAGAAAGGTATATACCAATGATAATGCAGGTACAGTAGACTATACTACTGGCGAAGTTTGCTTTGGTCCTGCTGCAGTCGTTGGTGCTGGTGGAAACAACCTAGGTGCTCCTGGCGGCGCTGCATTGGGACCAGATGCTACTGCTAATGATGTAGATGTTTCTGATGCAGCACTTGAGGATCTTGGAGATCTTAGAATCCCTGTACTTCTCATTCCTAGAAACAATTCTGTTATCTCCACATCGGAACCCAATACTGTAATTGAAATCATCACACCTACCATTTCAATTACTCCAATTGGCACAGCATTGCCTTCTAATATCCCAATAAATAGTCTTACGCCTACTGACTTTAACGTTGTCCCAACAACGATTGAAATTCCCGATATTACCGTTCCAGGCGACATAGCAAATACCCAGTGTTTCTGATAGATGTCTATTAATAAGGTCTCCCAATCTGTTGCTTCCCAGACACCTCAGTTTATTGATGATTATAGTCCTTTATTCAATAAATTTATTGAATACTACTATAAGTCACAAGAAAAAACTGGGTATGGTCAAAATATACTCAACGAATTTCTAAACTACTTAAACATCGATAAACTCGATGTTGGTATTCTTGGCGGTGCTACAACTGTTGTAGATGATATCTCCGCTACAGATTCCACAATCTTCGTAGAAAACGTTGACTCCTTTTTGACGAACGATGGTAGTTTATTGATTGATGATGAAGTCATCTATTATGAGAAAGCTGTACAGTCTCCTAGTATTGGTCTAAGTCCTGGTATTTCTTATGAGCAGGTAAAATTAAAGTGGAGCACTCTTGCAAATCCACTCGATTTGTTTGATGGTGTTACAAATGAGTTTCGTCTGACATCACAAGATACTCCTATTTCTCCTCCTTCGGCAGCACATTTGATCGTAAAGATATACGATCAATATTTAATTGCGGGTGTAGATTATACCGTTTCTGCTGATCGGATTGTATTTACAACTGCTCCTAGAGCAAAACTAACCTCAGACTCTACAGAACTTACCCAGATCATTTATTTGAGTGGTTTTGTTGAGAATCCAATCTATACCTTAGACAATATCTCTGGATCTTTTGGTGAAGGAAAGCGTACTTTCAAAGTATTCAGAGATAATGTTGAGTATCATCCAATTGTAGACGAATATGTAATTGCAATTTACGACGGTCAAATTTTAACTCCTAAAACCGATTATGCTTTTGATGGATCTTTAATCACTTTCTCCTTCACTCCTATCACTGGTAGGAGACTGGATCTATTCGCTATTGAAGCACCAATCCCTTCGTTTGGTAGTGGTGCAGTTGGTTATTCTAGAGTAAACAATCAGGGTCAACTAACTGCGGTTGAAGTTTCTGATGGCGGATCTCAGTACCGATTTGAGTATCCACCTAAAGTTTCTATTAAACCCAATGGTGGTGGAAGTGGTGGATCTGCTACTCCTCTTATCAACGGTATTAAGAATGTAACTCTACTCAAAAGTGGTAGGGGATATAGCGATACCAATCCCCCTACAGTTAGGATTGAAGATCCCACTAAACCAGGATCTTCTGTAGCAGTTATCAAGGCAAACGTTGTAAATGGCAGCGTAACTGGTCTAGAAACGCTTTCTTCTGGTAGTGGGTATACCTTTACTCCTAGAGTCACATTTATCCAACCTGGCGGCGCTGTACTCGGTGAAGTGCAGATGGTATATGGTGAGAATGGTGGTAGTCTTAATGGCGCTCCTGCTATCATCAATGGTGGTCAGGGATACACCACTCCTCCTGAAATCTATGTTGATGAGCCTACTGGTCTCAATCCCATTAAAGCATCTCTTAGAGCAAACTTAACTAACGGTGTCATCACATCCATCACCGTCTTAAATGCTGGTCAGGGTTACAATTCTCCTCCCAGAATTGCTGTAATTAATCCAACTGGAGCACAAGTTTTAGAAACAACTGTTGATGGTAATGGTCGAGTTATTGACATTGAATTACTTAGCGGTGGTAATGGATATGAAGATATTCCTTCGGTTTACATTGTAGACGATAGAATTGATACGTCTGGTGTCTACATTGGAGGTACTGGTGCAAAAGCAACTGCATCTATCTTCAACGGGCAAATTACTGATATCAACATTACTGACTTTGGTAGTGGTTATAGTGCTGTTTATCCACCCAAAATTGTTATTCAGGCACCTCCTCAAGCAGAAGCTTCTGTAGAAGTTGGTCTTAATGAAATCACTGGATTTAAAGTGATTAATAGTGGAGAAAATTATGAAAGATGCCGTTTTGAAGGTTGTGCTAGAGCAGCAAGTGCTATTACTGCATATACTCAAAGAGGCGAAGCAATCTTCTCCAACGAAACTACAGCAGCAGAGCATACCACTGGATCTGCCGTTAAGTGTCTAGATGCACTCTTTGTTAAGAGGTTACTGGACAAATATATCAAGCAGTTTTTACCTGACATCCCTGAGTTGGATTATGAATCCATTGATGTCAGAACTGCTATCAAAAATATTAAAGATTTTTATTCTACAAAGGGCACCTCTTATAGTGTTTCTTATCTGTTTAAGTTACTTTATGGTGAAAATGTAAGTATTACATACCCCAAAGATCAGATCATCAAACCATCTGCAGCTACTTGGGAAATTAATACTGTACTCAGAGCAACTCTAGTATCTGGTGATCCTGCAAACATCAAAGATGCTTTGATTGAGCAAGTTGAAGATATTGCTGACCCCAATATCAAGAATGCTAGTGCTCTAGTTGAAAACTTCATTTCTATTGCTACTTCCACAGATATCATTTATGAATTGGTGTTATCTGAAGAGACAATCGTTGGCACATTCTTGGTGCCCTACAAAACAAAACTTGCAGAGCCTCTTGGTGAAGGAAATAATATTATCACCGTTGACTCTACAATTGGATGGCCAGAGCGAAATGGTGAGTTTGTAATTGGTGGGACTGAAGTTGTACAGTATAAGGAAAAGTCTCTAAACCAGTTTATTGAATGCACCAGAGGTGTTGATAGTGTTGCTAGAGTCTGGGATTCCGCTACAGTTGTTACTTCAAACTTCCAAGTATATCTGAATCGTGGCACTGCTCAAGAAGTAGTGATGAATGTTGTTGGTATTGTTGATGCTCAACAGACTACTCTAACTGATACTGGATCTTACTATCTACCTGGAGATAAACTGACCGTATCTAAACTGGGCGGTAGTTCTGATGCTCCCCAACTTACTACTTGGTTATACAACGTTAAAAAACTTTTAGAAGTAGAATCCGTAACGTTTGGTGGCATCAATAATCAATCCGCTACTGTCACCACAAGCACTCCTCATGGTTTGTTGGTAGGTGATCAAGTAACAGTTTATGGTGCTAATCCAATCATCTATAACGGCACCTTCCTAGTAACATCTAGAGATTCTTCTACTGTATTCCAATATACTCTTGCACAACCCGCAGCAGTTGTGCCCCAAGGTAATATTCTAATCTCAGTTGACCTCAATAAAGGTAAGTCTCAGAGCGATGCGATTAACAAGGCAATTAGTCCTTACACTACTAACGTACAAAACTCCTTCTTCAATACCGAGTATGTTTACGTTGCCTCTACTGGCATTCCAAACTATGAGATTGGTCCTTTCCTAGGATCTGCATTCTTACCTGGCAACCAGAGAAAGTTAAATCGTTTCCCATTCAGCATTACAACGATTTCGACGAAAAATGAAACAAAACCTGGGTCGATTGGTACTTGGGTAAATGGTGTTTCTATTCTTTCATATAAGTCAACTCAAAAGAAAACTTTCGGTGCAGTAACGTCTATCAGCATCGACAATGCAGGCATCAACTATGATGCTGCAAATCCTCCTACCATGACAATCTCTGGTGGTGGTGGATCTGGTGCTGCTGCAACTGTAGTTGTTGACGGATCTTTGACTGATATTGAAGTTACCAATGGTGGTAGTGGATATACCTCTTCGCCTCTGGTTTCAATCGTTGGCGGGGGTGGATCTGGTGCCTCAGCAACCGCGATTATCACCAAAGGGGTAGTTTCTAGAATTCTTATCAACAATGGTGGTAGTGGTTATACTTCCCAACCCCTAGTCACAATTGTTGGCGGTGGTGGTCAAGGTGCAACTGGTATTGCATCTGTAAGAGGTGGTATTAAAGAAGTTAACATTAGTGCTGGTGGTGCATCATACACATCTGTACCCACAGTATCTTTAAGTTCTGGTCAAGGTGCTGTTGCTCAAGCAATTGTAAATAATGGCAGAATCATTTCTATCGCAATTATTGCTGCTGGTAGTGGGTATACTACTGCACCTGAAGTAACTATTCAGGGTGATGGTTTTGGTGCAATTGCTAAAGCAACGATCGATACTGATGGTGAAAATGCTGGTAGAGTAACTGGCATTGAAATCCTTAATAGGGGTATTGGATATACTCAAGGTTTAACTACTATTGGTCTCAACTCAATTGGACAGGACGCTAAATTTACCGCTAATGTTTTTGAGTGGACATATAACCTACAAGAGACGGCTAACTTTGATAATGCTCAAGGTACTCTGTTTGAGGGTCTCAACATTCAATATGGCGGTGAATATTCCCACATTTCAAATCCCCAGAGACTGAGATATCTGCTGGGCGATAATCTGTTTGTAAACGGTATTGGTCTAATCAAAGAGCAAGAGACCTCTCTTGAGCACTCTCCTATCATTGGATGGGCATATGATGGTAACCCCATTTATGGTCCTTATGGATATTTGGATCCTACCGATCAGAGCTCTGAGATTTCGAGAGTTAGATCTTCATATGCTTTGAAATCTAATCTGATTTATGATGAAGAAACCAACATTGTACCTGCTAGAGTTGATGGTCCTGCTTTAACTACAGATCCTGCTGGCACATATATTGATGACTATCAGTATAATTTTGGCAGTGGTGATCTAGATCAATATAACGGTAGATTCTGTAAGACACCCGAATTCCCAGAAGGTAGATATTGCTATTTTGTTACCATTGACGCTACAGAAGATGGTAATCCAGTATTCCCTTACGTTTTAGGTCCTTCTTACAACTCTGTTGTTGATATTTGGAATCTAAGTGATGCCGCTATTCAACAAAATATTCCTACTGGTGTTGTTCGTTATAGAGATCCATATGAGAATGTTGATATCGATGTTGAAAGAACTCCTAATGCATCTACCAATGCACTAACTACTGAAGATGGTGATATTCTGCTATTTGACGCAGAAGATGAGAATAGAGATGGTGTAGTTGATCAAGCAGAGATTGATGATCCTGAAGAAATGTATGAGGAGTCTCCTCTTCAACTGTTTGATTATTTCCCCTCAGTCAAGTTTGACTCCAAAGTCGATATTGAAGTTGAAACAATCACTAGATTTGAAGATGCTTCTGTAACTGGATTTACAATTGAAAACTCTGGTGAAAACTATCAGGTTAATGATAGACTGGTCTTTGATAATACCGATACTGGTGGATCTGGTGCTTCTGCTCGTATTTCTAAGATTAAGGGCGAAACCATTTCTGCATATACATTTGAAACTGTAGATAATATCAACTATGGTATTCTTACTACTGAAGATCCTCACAATCTAGTTGTTGGAGATAGAATCTTCGTCAATTACACTCCTGTAACCGAAAATACCAATAAAGAGTATACTGTTAGACAGTACAAAGGTATTGAAGAAATTGTTGTCAATGTAAATGGCGCAGGATATAACACAGATATTCCTCCCACTGTTATAATCGACGGTGATGGTGAAGGTGGTCAAATTGAAGCGATTGTCAACCAAGTTGGTGCAATTACCGAATTTAACATCTTGAATTTTGGATCTGGATACACTAAGAATCCTCGTGTTATTCTTTCCCACCCACAAGTCTTCAAAAAAGCAGATTACTACGTTTCTACCATCGGTCATGGTCTCAATGATGAGAGACAAACAGTAGTTAACGACGTATTTGTTGACGAAACCAAGGAAGTTTATCTTTGTGGTTATACAATCAACTCTGCAGGTGATCGTATTGGCGTTGTTTCCAAACTAAACGCAACTGGCACTAAAGTTTGGGAAGTTACTGTTGTACCTAACCAACCCGATAATTTAGAAGCAAAATATCTCAGTTTCAATAAACTTCTTATTGATGGAAATGATATCTGGGTAGTCGGTGATGTTAGACCTAATAGACTTATTTTGGATGCTTATAATCCAGATATTTCTCTGGTCAAACTCACCCAGGATTCCAATGGATTGACAGCAAATCTGTCATTCCAAAAAGCATATGCTGGCATTTCTGGATCGACTAGATCTGATAGTGTAACTTCTTTGGAAAAAATCTCCAACACCAGATTTATCATTGGTGGTTACACAAATACAAACTCCACTTATCCATATGACGCTTTCTTAGCAGTACTTGACACTACTGGTGGATTTACTGTCAAGAGAAAACTTGCATCTACCACTAAATCTGAAAAAGTTACTGATATCGTTGTTGGTGAAGATGGTTATATCTACTTTACGTTAGAGACTGCTGCTAACGCCACTACAACAGACTTGAATTTGGCATTTGGTAAGGCAACTGTTACCACACAGTCAATTGACGTTGCTTGGATCAAAGAGACTAGCAATTCCTTATATTCTTTCACTAATACCAGCCTTGCTGTCGATGAATTTAATGAATACTATATCACTGCTGGATTGAGACTAAAAGCAACCCCAACAACAAAGGACAGTTTCTGGGTTGGTAAGTTTGATACTGATGGTGGAAAACTCTGGGCTTACCGATATGTTGCTCCTGTTGACGGTCCTGTCGATGTGGTAGATACTACAGAGATTGATATCTTTGGTGATCTCAATCTTGCCTACACTCAAACTGATTCAACCACTTCTAAGACAACAGTTTGCACTGTTAAGGTCAAATATGATGGTAGCATTCAGAAGCACACCAGAAATGAGTTTGCTCCTAAAGTAGCATCTGAAACTAAGAATAGAATCGAAGGTTTTGCTGCAAGATCTCTTGCCGTTGACGAATCTGGTGACGTACATGTATTTGGTCAGAGCAAGTGGAATAGAAATGAGTTTATCCTGAAATTTGATGGCGATGAATCGGATCTAACCAATCATTATAATCCTGTTGGATTTGGAACTGGTGGATCTTTCTTAGTTGATGAAAATGTTGCGAAGATCTATGGATACCAACCTCTAGTTAGCACAACCGTTTGGGAAAATTCGTACCTGAAAGTGCCTAGCACCGAATTAACCACGGTTTTGAATGATGATTGGACATTAGAATTCTTTATCTACAAGGACTCCACAGAGTCGCAAACTCTATCTCAGGGGTATCAGACCTTAGTTGGTATTGGCGGCGCTAGAGACGCTACTGGAGGTCTCTGGTTGGGTTATGACCAGAGCTCTGGTCAATTAAAACTTGTCATTTCGGATAATACCACTCCTATTATTAGTGCTGGTAGCGGTCTATCATCTACACAAACAACATTGTTTGCTAATGACACATGGGCAAAATATTCTCTGCAGAGAAACGGTAATACATTTGTTCTCTGGGTAAATGGCGTCCAAATTCTGACTGGCACAGGAAGCAACCTGTCATTTGGTAATAAGGATCTATATTTTGGTAACCAGATTGGTTGGGGTGCAACTGCTACAGACTTTGCATCCGATCGTCAGGGTCAATATCGTTTAGATCATGTTAGACTCAGAAATAGAGCAATTACTCCTACCAAACCCAGCGATATCATAACAATTCCTTCCGCTGGAGCATTCCCCTTTGCTTATGACTGGACTGATGATGCTTGGTTTACTAATTACTTAAATGCATATGATTATGCAAACTATCAAGGTCTTGGCATCAAGATTGACAAGAATACTGATAGTGTAAGACTTGGCACCTTCGATTCTTATACAAACACTGAAGTTAAACTAATAAGATCTGCAATCACACCTGTAGTTGGATCTGATGTAACAATTACCACTGTCGGTTATCCTCTTTCCGATCTTGGATTCCAGTCTCTCAACTATGATGATGCTAATACTTTGTATACGGTCAACGGAAGTGGAGTACAGGGTGGATCTACACAATTAACATATGATCAGGATGTGTGGTCTGGACGTACCGCAACTATTCCTGCACCTGGATCTCAGAAAGTTAAGGCAACCGCAATTGTAAAAGATAGATATTTCTTCAAGGTTACAAATACTTCAAAGATCGATAACATTATTGGTCTACAGATCAATCAACCTTTTGTATTTACTGTTGGCGCAAAACTACTTCTAAACACTGAAGCTGGTGCTTTTATCAACAGTGGTTACATCACTTCGTTGGATTATGAAAACAACATTGTCTATGTTGCCATTAATAACAACACCTGGACAGATGATTTGAATACTGGTGTGCTTTCTACTGAAAGATTTGATGAGCAAAGCACCTACGGAATTCGTGGTCCAATTCCCGATGATGTTAATGAAATGCCAGCATATGAGTTTGTTGAAGTTTCGTTTACTCCTACTATCGGTGAGTTCTCTATCGATCTCGCAAACTTTGATGTCCCCGAATATCTTGGAATTGGCGGTAGCAATAATTTGGATCAATATGCAAGATTCAAACCATTCCAAGTTGATCAATATCAAGTAAAAATTGAGGAAGTTTCTGGCGTAACCAACTATGTTGTTGGATCTGTTGTCAACCTTTCTTCCAACCAAGTTTCTTATAATCCTGGATACACTCAAATTGATATTACAGGTCTTACTGGTGTAACTAAGATTACTTTAATCACTAACTTGAATAAAGTCCTTCAAGTAACTGGTGTAGTACGTAGTGATTTAGTTTATGTTATCACTTCATCCAGTCACTACTTGACACCTAAAGAAAATATCTTTATTGATGGTAATCCACAGGCATCCGATGAATATAATGGTGCATTCTCAGTCAAAGATGTAATCGGTGTTAAGGAGTTTACTTATCAACTTCCTGCCAATGCGACTACAGATCCATCTGCAAATGCTGGTAGTGTAGATGTCTTTGTTAAGTCTCCCACTCTTAAGATGTACTATGGTCACCAGTATGTCTTTGATCTGAGCCACTCTTCAATGAATGGTGCAAACCTATCGTTTGCAAAAGATAGTCTCTATAAACTGGAATATTCCTTCAACTTGATTAATAGAGAAGGCACTCCTGGTGTAACTGGTGGCGGACAAGGAGCACCAACAGTATCCTTTACTGTTGCTCGTGATCAAGTTACTAATATTTCTTACTACTTCGATCCTTCTAGACCTGGCGATGATTCTCCTGTAATTCCTGGTAGTTATCTGGACGTTGTTACATCTCCTTATCAGGGCGAATTTGACATTAGCAGCACTTCTGGTGGTACTATTACCACTGGCGATGATACTATGAGATTCCCTCTTCTCAATGAGCCAGAAGGTCCTGCAACAGTATCTTCGGCATCTTATTCAACTAGCTCCGAGAAAGCAGTTGGATCTATTGCTGATATTCGTATTGTCAACAAAGGTGGATTCTACACGAGACTTCCTATTATCTCTGATATTCTTTCTAACAGAAAGATTGAAAGAGTACAAATTAATGAGCCTGGCACCGAATATGCTGTTGGTAGATATGACAGTGTGCCTATTGCTGGTGATGGTGAGGGTGGTTTTGTATCACTAGTTGTGGATGATACTACCGATGATTTTGGCAATACAATCCCTGGACAAATTATCAGTGCAACGGTTACTTCTGCTGGTAAGGGATATACCACTGCATTCATCGATGTTGAGTCTATCCCCAACATTCTTGGTCCTGGACTAACTGGATCTGGTGCAGATCTTGAGGTTGTCATTCCTCCCTTCGGTACTGGTGCTGCAATCTTCACTAAGGGTGAAAACGTTGGTAAGATTAAGAAACTGAAGAATAATAACTTCGGTTATGATTATCCTCATGACTATACTCTCCGCCCAGAGATTACATTCCCAATTAATGCTCAGTTAACTTCTACTAGCATTCTCTCCAGTATTACTGTAACCGATCCTGGATCTGGTTATTCTCAAGCACCTGCTGTTGTTATCACAGGTGGTGGTGGATCTGGCGCTATTGCTGAAGCATCGATTAAGAATGGTCGTTTGGATAGCATTGTTGTTAAAGATCCTGG